AGGCCATCACGTCTGAGGATCACGAGTTCATCCGCACGCGGCTCGACGAGATCGACGAGCGCATCGAGAAGATGGAAGAGGAGGACGATGGCACGGCCTAAAGCCATCCGATCTGTGAAGGACCAGAAGGTGTTCATCCACATGGTTGTGGTGGCCGACTCTGGCTGGGGCAAGACGGTGTTCGGCGGTTCGGACGACGGGGTGTTGTTCCTCACGTGCGACCCGGAGGGCACCCTCTCCGCCGGTGCGATGGGCAGCTCCGCCGAGGAGTGGCCGATCAAGACCTTCAAGGATCTGGACGAGGCATACCGCTGGCTCCGAGACGAAGGCCACAAGGAGTTCCGATGGGTCGTCGTCGACACCGTCGGTGGCGCTCAGCGCATCCTCCAGCGGTCGGCCCTCGACGCCTCGTACGCTGCGCAGCCCGGCAAGCGCGACCCGGACGTTCCGTCCATGGACGTGCACCAGAAGGCGCAGATCCAGACCATCAAGTTCATCATGCAGTTCAACGACCTGCCGATGAACACCCTGTACACCGCGCACCCGTACAACCTGGAGGACGCCGAGGGCGAGCCCATGATCCTGCCGTATGTGCACGGCGGACGTGGCGAGGTTGCCCAGCAGGTCCTCGGTCACATGAACGTGGCTGGTTACGGCATCCTGGCGGAAGACGACAACGGTCGCGAAGTGCGCCGCATGTACTTCCGCCACACCGGCCCGTACAGGGGCAAGGACCGCAACAACAAGCTGCCTCGGTACATCGACAAGCCGACGCTCAAGGGCGTCCGCGAGATCATCGAGGCTCCGGCTGCACGGCCGGTCCGCAAGGCAGTGGCCAAGAAGACCACCGCCCGCACCACCCGATAGAGGAGAACCACAGCATGGCGAAGATGAAGTTCGGCGTTGGCAACAACGTCTCCACGGACTCCGGCTTCACCCCTTACGAGGGTCCGCTGCCGAAGCCGGGTGTCATCTACCCGGTCGTGCAGAAGTCGGCAACCATCCGGCTGACCGGCGAGAACTCCAAGAACCCCGGCACCCCCTACGTCAACACGATGTGGGAGATCGAGTCCGGCGACTGCAAGGGCTACACCGCCTGGCACCGCCTGATCCCGGGCGAGCACGAGATCCAGCAGACGCGGATCGCGCAGTACATGCAGGCCGTGACCGGCAAGAACATGGCCGACATCGTGCACGAGGACGTCGAGGACGGCGGCAAGGTCAAGACCATCGGCGGTCGCAAGCCCGAGGGCGTCAAGGCGGGCATGACCTTCCAGCGCAAGAAGGACACGCGCAACGCCATCGAGGGCGAGGAGACGCCCTGGACCGCCGAGTCCGCCGACATCATCCCCGGCTGGAAGCCGAAGACCAAGGTCGAGGCCGAGGACGAGGCCGAGCCGGTGGAGGACGTCGAGGACGAGATCGAGGACGACGAGGACGACGTCGAGCCCGAGGAGGAAGAGGACGACGACGCCGAGGACGAGGGCGACGACGACTCGGACGACGAGGACGAGGACTCCGACGAGGCGGACGAGGACGAGGAGGAGGGCGTCGCGTACGAGGACGCCGTCAAGCTCTCGCTCGTGGAGCTGAAGAAGCTCGCCAAGCAGTACGAGTACGAGGACTCGGACCTCAACCCTTTCAAGGGTCCCGCTGGTAAGAAGAAGCTGCTCGCCAAGCTCATCGAGGACGAGATCGTCCTGGCCGAGGAGAGCGACGAGCCGCCGTTCTAACCGGCGCGCGTCCGTCCCACCCAGAGAGGCCCCAGGAACCGATTCCTCGGGGCCTCTCGCACATCTGAACGTCGGGGTCGGTCAAAGGGGCCGACCCCGCCCCTCGGAGCCCTTACGCGGGCTCCTACCGATTCCGGGCTGTCTGGCCCGGAGAAGGAGTGCATCAACCATGGCGGATCTGAGCAAGGGCTACACCACCCCGGTCGTCGAGGTGGACTACGCGCAGCTGCAGACCATCACCCCGGCCGACGGCTGGAACGACCTGTCCGGCGTCGAGGTTCTCGAGATGGGCCTGGGCTGGGACAAGTCCACGGGTGGCAAGGGCGGTGCCCTGGGCTGGCTGAACCGCAAGGCGGGCTCCGACCTGGACGGGGTCGCCACGTTCTACGCGGGCAACAAGCCGGTCAAGTACCTCGGCTGGGACGAGCTCGACTCCTTCTCGAACGAGGGCAGCGCCGCCGGTTCGGCCACGCACACCGGGGACAACCAGACCGGCGAGGGAGCGGGGGATGACGAGACCGCGCGGTTCGAGCTCGCCAAGCTGCCGATCCGCATCACGGACATCGTCCTGAACGCGGCTGCCTTCAAGCGTGGCTCGGACATGACGCGGGCCAAGAACATCACGGTCACGCTGTACGACTCCAGCGGCGGCAGCAAGAGCCCCGTGGCCTGGATCGAGCCGAGCCTGTACAAGCCGAAGAACACCATCGCCGTCGCGCACCTCCGGCGCAAGCGGGACGACGCGGGCAAGGTCATCCCCGGTGCCTGGGAGCTGATGGTGCTCGACACGTCCGTCGACGTCAAGCAGGGCGACCGCGACGACTTCCTCCTGAAGTCGGGCCGCATGGCCGGGCTGTCCGTCGTCGCGAGCTGAACGAGCCGCTCCATGAACGTCGTGCCCCGGTATCCCATCAGGGAGTTGGACGCAGCCGGGGCACGGCCTTGAGGGAGGTGGACATGTACTACAAGATCGACCCGCGAGAAAGCAACCTGCCAAAGTGGGTCCAAGACCACATCAACTCGCTGCGAGGATCCATTCGGACATTGCAGAAGGCGCTCGAACAGGATGTGAACGACAGCAACACCTTCCTTCAGGGACCCCATGAGGTCGAGAACGAAGCTCTCGGCAAGAGCCCGCGCATCATCTTCAAGGTGCCCAAGAGCAAGGCATGGGGCGACGAGTTCAACGTTCACATCGAGGGCGACACGCTGAAGATCTACGCGGCCACAACCGTGATCATGAAGCCGACGTCTTCGAACTGCATCGAGATCCGCATGGAGGACAGGCGGTGAAGAACTACAAGCCGGTCTGGCGCAACGAGCGTGGCGAGGTTCGGACGTCGGTCGTGTCGTACAGCGAGGATCTCGCCAACGACCGCGCCGACGAGTTGGAGGACCAGGGCTTCGAGATCATCGACGTCGTAGAGTGCAAGCCGGGCACACCGCCCGAAGAAGTGGAGGGATGGTTCAAGTGAGCGACCCCCGAGTCATCTGGTGGCTCGATCCGCGTCCGACGCTGACGCTGGAATGGCTGAAGGAAGACGCACTGGAGAACCTCACCAAGCTGCTCGGGGCTGTTCACAGTCGGATGCAGGACGGAGAGGACAAGCTGCCGGCAGCCGGACAGGGTTGGCGAGGCAGCCACTTGGCGGTGTGCGTGTACGGCTCTCTGGCCTGTCAGGAGATGCGCGTCAACCGCTTCAACGACCCCGGTTGGTTCTGGATGTTTGCCAATTACGGCAAGGAGCTTGTCCGACTCGGGGCCACGTTCGAGATGCCGGCATGGCACGAGGACGAGGACATCATCAAGTCTCACTGGTCGACTGGACTTCGGCATGAGGCCATCGTGGCCGAGGCAGAGGTACCATGGCCGGAGGTCGACGAATACTGGCCGACCCTGTGGCCCGTTCCCGCTGAGGATGGCGGCTACGAGCTTCGGGTGAACAAGACTGACAAGGCGGCGATGGAGGTTGACGACCTCTGGCTGCCGGACGACATCAGAAGCAGGGTGGTGACCCTGTAATGCCCGACACACCGCAGACCAACCCCGAGGCGTACAAGCACATCGGCGAGCGGATCACGATCGCCAAGAACCAGGGCAACACCGACCTTGTGAACGCTTTGCTGGACATGTGGCTCGACCATCAGGTCATGGCGAGCGACTGCGACGCCGAGCCGTGGGGATTCAATCCGAAGAAGTGGGCCGACCCCAAGGACCTCGCCGCCTTCAAGAGGATGCCGCATCCGGGATTGACGAGGTTGAAGAGATGAGCTTGGTCTGCTGCCTTCCCGACGAGCCGGGGTGCACCTGCGAGAAGGCTAAGACGTGCGGCGGGATTCACGTGATAGACTCACAGTGC